ACGCCGGGTGATGCTTTGGTGATGGCGGTGATTGTTTTGGCAGTGGCATTCAGAACTTGCGCGCCGTTTCTGTAAACGCGCATTATGCTGTTACCGAACTCAAGAATATATGTGTCAGACGTTTTAAACTGAAACGGGATCAAGCGGGTTTTAACGCTGCTGGTTTTGACCTCGCCTAAGAACTCTGTTCCGGGTCTGCGCTTCACACCACCCTGCGGCATAACCACCATATTGGTGAGATCTGCCAAGCCTTCGCGGTATTTTTCAATGCCTGTGCGGCCTTCTAGCAGTGGCGATATTTCACCCGCTGCAAAGCTGCTAAAGCTGGGGGCTGATCGCGCCATTAGTAACGCGCCTCTATAAAGTCAGACGCCTCTATGCGCCGGGTTGCGCCCTCGGTGCTATCAACAAAGCGCGCTTCTTTCAGCGACTGATCATATGCTGATGTGGTGATCTGCACCATGCTGGTTGACCCGGTTATCGCGTAAGCCATCTCAGCAGCGAGGCGCATTGATAATGCCTCAATTAAACCGCTGTCATACTCATTGGGATCTGTGATGCGCGCCACATATTTGATCTTTGCGGTGCCTTCATCGGTGACGATGTTGCGGCCCTCAATGACAAACGCAGGGCCACCGCTGTTGTTCATCATGTTGTCTTGGGGATAGGACATGCTGCCATTGCTGAACTCTAAAACCCGGAGGCAATAAGGATCTGCCGGCAATGCGTATTGGAAGGAATAGCCAAAAACTGGCAGGGCCGTAAGCTGCGCGAGATCCTGACGCCTGATTAGGCAGTTCCAAGGATGCGCGCGAAACACGCTGTCGCGGATGCTGTCATATCGCTGATTGACGATGCGCGCAGCTTTGCTATTTTCGTCAAACGCAGAGATATTTGAGGCCCCCAATACGTTTAACGCATTGTTGGCGATGTCCACAGTTGAGGTCATCTGGTCACCAAATTTTTAGGGGGTGTAGAGAGGCAGGGGCAGCGAGCCGCCCCCGCCGGGTTAGTTAGTCAACAGCGTATTTGATGGTCACTTCAATTTTGCCAGTGCCAGCGGCACCGCCCATTGTTGCAGTGACAATCACGCCATCTTCGTTGGTGTCAGTCTCAGTGCCACTGAGCAGCGCCAGTGTGGCAAGTATGTCCACTTTTTGCGCGCTAGTTGACGCTGCCGCAGCCTTGTAAGCCGCAGGAGCAGCGGACACGGCAGTACCCGCAGCATTGACGTGCGCGGCAAAGCCGACACTCAATGTGGTTGAGTTTCCCAAAGCGCCATGTGCGAGATGGCCTTCGATCAGGCGTGCGCCGTCTGGAAGGGTGAACATCTCAACAACATCGCCTGATGCCAAGCTTGATGCTGTGTAAGCGCCGTGAGCAGTCCTGATGCGTCCACCCATAACATTAGCTGGGTTTTTGACGATCGGGGTTGCTCGTGTATTGGTCCGTTGGACCGAGTATCTAGTAGCCATTTTTCAGTCCTCCTATTCGCTACACGCGATTTCAACGACCTTGGACTCTTCCATACGGGTCGCGCCAACAGTCTGGCAGTAGTACACCTGCGTGGCATACGATTTGTCGCTACGCTCATCGATCCGAGCGCTGGGTTCCTTGCCCATCGCCAGCTTGATGCCGTCACCAGCAAATGCAAAAACCTGTCGGTGGCTGTTGCTGTCTGTGCCAAGACGATTAGACACGATAAAGTTGAATCCGAGATACGAATTAACCTCACCAGTTGCCAAAGCACGCACAGTATTGAAGTCACTTGACGTGACCTGTGTTGTGCCAAGCAGAGCGCTGATTTGGTCTGGCGAACAAACTAAGTAACGCGGGATTGATGGATCTACGCTGCTTTCATCCATAATTTGCTTGGCTGACAGCAGTTTAGCAATCGTCAGATTTGCAGAACCATGACCAACTTTTTGGCTGCTTGGCAGGGAAGTAGATGTGGAACCATCCTTGCCTGTCTTAGCTGTCCCAATAGCCGCTGCGATGATCACGTCATCGATGGCACGGCCCATTGCACTTGCAGCGGCACGCGCATAGGTTGATGTGGGATCAACCAAAAGACGAATTTTATCCTGATCATCAATTAAATCAGCGTATTCATAGTCAGCCATTGTGACCATGCGTCTGCTGTGCGGTGTATCGATTAGCGGAGTATCCGCGTGTCGAGTTGTTCTGAGTACTGCGGCGGCAGCGCCCACTTGGTCAAAGACAATATCTTCGCCTGATTTCGCTAGAAACAGACCGCCTTTCGGCTGCTATGAGTTATCCCCATAGATGAGACTATATCACCACCCTAAAACTAGGGTGCCATGCGCTTCGGGCCGCTTGGCCCTACTCCCTTGCGGGATAGTCGTTGAACCTTCCTCGTTAGAGGCTTGGCTGCTGATTGCCCTCGGCTTTACGTTAGGGTTTCCCAGACAATTCACACAGTTTGCATCTGGCTATTACTAACCAGTGGCCCTCTTATGTTAAGGCTTTTTCGCCGTTGACGCTTTCGACATCTACTGCGCCACGCAATAGCGATCCCATTTGTTGGGAAAGCATAGTAACGTTGGCACTATATTGATTAACGAAAGCCGTGGATATTTGTGAAGACATTTTGTCTCACTCCTATTTTAAGCTATTGAAATTAAAAGGTTTATCGCTCGGTTGTCCCAGTTGGGGCCGTGCTTGACGCCGCCAACATACAAGTCAGGTAAGTTTAGAATTGTATGCCTTTGGTAAAGGTTGTCAGCCTGCCAGACACACTGGCATGATGCGCGGGGCCGTAGCTTATCCGCTAAACTCTAAAGGTATTCGCGCAGGCGTAACGCCTCATCGACGTATGCCTGCCTCTCAGGGTGGTTGCGATCCCAATATGGGCCGTCCTGCCTTGTGACTTCACTTAGCTGGCGCTGCGCCTCATCAGGCGTCATCACCATCTCAGTTGTTTCTCCGATCAGGTTGTCCTCGCCGATCTGCTCAGCAAATGCAGAGAACATCCTGATGATCTCCGGGTGATCGCCCAGCAATCTACCGTCTGACAGTTCAACATTCTCTAGAATGTCTACCTTGTCGCCAAGCATTTGCCTTGCAGCGCCGATTGCCAGATCTAATTTTTGCTCGTATGCCTTGCCGTATTGCTGCCTTAACTCTTGCTCACCTTCGTGCCGCAGGGTTTCAGCCTGATCAGCCCGGTCTGTCGCCATCTGGCCCAAGCTGCTGTCCATAAACTCAGCCACAGTCTGCGCCTGCTTGCCTGATAAGCCAGCCTTGTGGGCGCTTTCTCTGAAGCCTTCCAACGTGCTGTCAGCCAGTTGGCCGTCCAGCTTGAACTCATAGCCGCTCGACGTGTCTGGTCTGCCGCTGTGGACGTGGTGTTCAGTCCACTGTTCGTCAGTCCAGCTTTGAGATGGCTTGCCAATCTTATCGCCGCCAATCATGCGCTGGGCATGTGTGTAACTTTTAGCCAGCGCGCCAACATCGTTGAAATTGCGTAAGCTGGGTTCGCCGCGCAGATCTTCTGGCAGGCTATCAAGGAAGCTAACTGCCGGGGCTGCATCAGCCACGTCTGGAGATCCCGCTGACGGGGTTGCCTCTTCGCTCATTTTGGATTTACCTTTTTGGTTTGGCGTTCTCGGCCAGCATTCGGGCGATCAATAATATTGCGCTACGCTGGCCCTCGTTGAACGCCGTCTGGTGCGGATCGCCCTGCGTAAATGTGGTCTGCTCAAAGGCAAACCGTGTTTTAAGGTCAGCCAGCACTGCCTCGCCGTCCTCGCTGTTAAACGTGCGGCGGTATGCTAACTTGAGATCTTCGATTTGCTTCATTGTTGCTGCATGTCCAAGCCGCCGACAGCCTTAACCATTGGTGCAGCCGCGCCCATAGCTTCAGCAGTTTGCGTCTGTTGCTGCATTTGCATTTGCTGTGCTTGCTGCGCCTGTTGCTCTTCGCGCATTTCAGCGACTTCCTGATCGCTGCGCACAACCCTAGCGGGTATACCTGTGACTTCCACCAGATATTTCACCAGTTTATCTGTGTCCAAATAGTCCATCACAGGTGCAATCTCAGCGACCTGCATCATGACCTCAAAGCCGCGCAACATGCTTTGCAAGTCTGTCAGCTTCTGCGCCTTGGCCAATGGGCTGACATACTCAATATCAATGTCTTGGCCTTGTAAACTCTCAGGTGCTGGGGGGAGAACGCCAGACCTGAGAAGCAGACCAAACGATCTGCTGATCAAGGGCTGTAGTAGTTCACTTGATAGCCGCGATAAAACCGGGCCAAGCACTCTCATGCGCTCTTCGTTCATCTGAAGCACTTCTGTTGCGCTTTTCTGTGGGCCTTGCTGGGCCGTCAG